ATAGTTACCTCTTTCGTGTAGGTTTCTTACCTAACTGTGAGTTAATACTATCTATAGTACTACGAATTTTAACAACATCTAACTGTAGGCGTGTCACTTTATCTGATAAAGAACTTCCACCATTAGGAAACAATTGAGATTTCATTTTAATAATTTCTGCAGTTGCCTTAATAACCAAAACAAGAATAGTAATAAGCAAACCAATGATGCCAACAAGTTCATTTATCATTGTCCGTCAAACCACTCAGGGTCGTAAAAGTCATCATCTTCATCTTCATCAGGTGCAAGAGTAAACTGGTATTTTTCAGCTGCATAGTTAATCATTCCAAAAACTGAATGTTGTGGCATATCTGCGTTTGATGCAATTTTGATAGTTTTCTTTTTACCATCAAAAACTTCCATAACGCAAACAAAACCCGTTATCAGTTTTCCGTCTTCGTGAGCTGTGTTAACAATTCTTACAAGTTCACTAGCCATAACATCAGGTAGTTCTATTGTTTGCTTTTTTGCTTTAGGTTTGCTCATATTCCAAATGCCTTTCCGTTAAGGTCGCCTGCCTTAGTAAAGGATATATGCAAATGTGAAACGTGAGGGTTAGACCCTTTGTAGACACGCCAAGCCCAGTTTTGACGTGGTGAGGCTATACGGTGTTGGTGAATAATGTAACTAAGTCTTTTGTCGCCCTTGAGTGCTATCATCTTTATATTTTCGGCTAATAGCCACGATTCTTTAGATGAGCCTTTAACAAGGTCTGAGTCAATATCTATAGCACGTACCCAACCTTGTTTATCTGGGTTGTGGTCTGACTTACGTGCGTTGTGTGCTGTGTCGCCTATCCAGCCGTCACTACGTTTATCTCGCTTAGGATACTTGGCGTTTATTTCAGAGCGTAATTGCTCAGCTGCTTTACTTAACCTTGGTTTTGACATTTGGATTCATCGCGCCCATTGAAGCAGCTACGACAGCACCAAGTACAGCTCTGTAATCAAGGGCGAAGTCTGTTGCTTGCCAAGCTGCTAAGAAAGCAATTGCAGCTAAAGAAAATTGTTTGTGGTTAAAGGATTGCATCTAGTTCTTCTTTTGTGAGTCCTGCTATTTCACCAAGTTTTGTAATTGCAGATTCTCTTGCATCTCGCTTGGCTTTATACTCGGCTTCAAGTAATAATCTTGCTTGCTTATCTGATTCAAGTTGTGCTAAATAATCTTCTTTTGCTTTACCAGTAAGTTCTATTTTGTCGTTATCTATACCTACATATATTTTTTGAGTTGTCATTATTCAGCCAATCCGTATACGCTAACTGTGCCTGCGATATTGCCACCAAGAGCAGTTCTCAAGGTAAATCCTGTGTATGAAGTTGTTACTGTTGTAACTGCACCATTTAAGTCAAAAAGTAATCCAGCACCTATACTATAAGCAACTGTGTTTGCAGTTAAAAACGGGTTGTTGAGCCAAATTGTTACACCTTGTTGAATTGTGTTGTTCATTTGTAGAATTTGAAAAAAAGAATTTAGGGAACTGTTTTCATTACCAGCGCCAGTTGATGCAAAAGCACCAACATAATATCTACCTTTTTCATAATTATTGCTTGAATTATCTGCACCAGCAACTCTTAATCTTAAATGTAAATCATTAACATCTGTAGCACAACTTAAATTACTGACAACAATCATATAATTTTTGTATGTTGCTGTGTGGTTACTCCACTAAAACTAGTCGTGTTAATTAAGGTTAGACCGGATGAGGCTGTACCCCATTCAACGTCTAAATCAGTACCAGAAGTCTTTTTTAATACTTGACCTGTTGTGCCACCTTTGAAATCGACAAAGGCTGTATCTATGTCTTGACCTAAAGCTGCAATAGCTGTAGCGCCGTCTTTAACTAAATCTGTGCTTTGGGGAATGTCCCAGCCAAAATTGGTTGTAGTAGTTGCCATTGTTCTAGTTTATCCTTTTCTTAAATAACGTCAAGCCACATAGTTGTATTGTCTAGATTCTGCCATTGGGTTAATGGGTTGTAGTCTTCCCATTGTACATCAAGAGTTGAGTAGATTGAGTTAGATACAGACATAGTAAGTTCAAGGTTTCGTCTACCTAGTGTCCAAGTCCAGCCCTCAACAAAGCCCTCAAAGAACCCTGAAGATATAAGCCCTACTGGGATATTGTCTACGTAAAGCAAAGTGTCCATAGATACAGCTAATAGGTCATCTCTAACAGTATTGGTCATAGCATCGTTAGCTAGATTTACTGATACTTCTTCAAGTGAGGTTCTAGGTGTTCCTCGAAAGTTAACAAAGTTTACAGCTTGCTCTTGGGCGTCAATTTGTTGAGCCAATATTGTGTTTCTTATTTCTTGCAACAAACCATAATCATTTATTGAACTATCGTTTTGAGCTGCTTCTTCAAGTATTGGGTCGTCATACTGAATAACAACGCTGTTCACAATATCTGCTGTTTGTAATCTTGTTTGAATATCAGCGTTAGCAAGGTTTGCGTCTAGTTCAATTAGGTTATCTGAATAGTTAGTTATTCTTCGTTCTGCGTCTGCGTAGCCAATTTCAAAATCTGTGGTGTCATATAAGTACCCTAATCCTGATTGTTGGGTTTCATCAGTTAAAATATATGCTTGTTGTATTTCAGCTGTTCTAGCTAATACTTCGTAACGTCCTGGGTCAATTGTGTCTATGCCTTGTACACCATAATTAGCCCAAGTCTCGGTAGTAAAATCGTCCCAAGTTTGTGTGTTACTTAAATCTTCCCACGCAATAAATAAAGTTTCTTCAAGTATTCGTTGTATACGTGCGCCGTCTAATTCTTCAGGATAACTAATAGCACCAGCTGTTCGTTTAACAAGTAAACCAAGTGCGCCTATGGCTTGTATTTGTAAAGTATTAGGTTTTCCATTTGCCCCAGCAGCTTCTAATCTGTTGTAAACACCTGAGACTTCACCTGTAAACAATTTGACATAAGTACCTGCTGAATTTGTTACTTCAATAATTACTGGGTCTAACAGCTCAACTACTGGGCTTGCCCCATCAAGGTTTAATACTGGGCTTGCCCCATCAAGGTTTAATAATTCTATGTTGCAATAACTTGGTTGTGTTGCTTCAAAGAAATCGTTGCGCCCATAGGTAATTGTTCCACCTGAAATTATTTCTGTTGTTTGTACTGTTCCTGCAATAGTAACTCGGTAGGTTGGCGTATATACAGTCATAATTACCTACCTGGAATAAATGGTTTTATACCTGTTGTTTTAAGAGCTGTGTTTTGAACTTTGGTAATTGTCCTAGCTGCGCCTTGTGGGTCAAGTACTCCTTTAATATTATTGAAAATATTTACGGTCTGCAAGGCTTTACCAGGTGCACCACTTAATATGTTACTTGTTGCTTTTGCTGGCGCTACAGATGCTTCAATTAAAGCACCACCTAAAAATGAGTTTTTGAATCTTTCGTAAGCTGCTGTGGCTTGTTCTATTTTTTCTATTGTTCGATTTAATGTATCTAAAGTTTTGACAAAAAAACTGTCTGTAGAGTTAGGGTCTATAGCTAATAGTTTTTCAATTGAAGTTGTTAAATCACGCATACTTTCGCCTAATGTATATGCTTTACCTTCAATACCTTCCATATCATAACCAAATGAAACAACGCCAGTACCAGCATCATAGAAAGCCCTAGTTAGACCTTGTTTACCTTTTCTTGTAAATCCGTCTACAAGATTTTCTATAGCAGGTACAAAGGTTTTCTTTATTACATCAGATACTTGCAAAACTATTGGTAGTAAAACTTCACCTAATTGAATTTTGACATCTTCAATGTTAGCTGCTAATTGTCTTTGGCTGTTTGCTAATCCGTCTGAAGTCCTTGCAAAATCGCCTTGTGCGTCTGAGGTTTGTTTGTATATTGCTGATTGAGCTGCAAGTACTTTGTTAGCAGGTGATAATGCTTCTTTAGTTGTTTTAATTAAACCTAATGCCAAAGCCTCGTTTTTAAGTGTTGCGTCGTTAAGTAAGATTCCGTATTTTCTAATAGGTTCTGCTTCGCCTCGTAAGGCTGCGCCAATTGCTTGTATAGCGTCTTCTGGTGAAGTGTTGTTAAATGATGCTAAGTCTGAGGCTAGTTTTACAAAGCCTATAGAGAATTTAGATAAGTCTTTACCTGTTAAACCTGCTGCCTTACCAAGTGTGGCAAAAGTTGATGCAGCATTTACTGCTTGCTTTTTTGATTGACCTAATGAGTCTGCAGCTGTTTCAGCAAATTGTTCAATGTCTTTAGAAGCGTCGCCAAATATAACTCTTGCTTTTGATATTTCTTCTGAAAAATCTGAAGCTGCACCAATAGCATCTTTACCAATTTTTAATGCAAAAGCACCAGCAGCCGTAGCTAAACCAGCAAAAGCAACTGCGCCTGCTTTTAATGCTGTGCCAAGTTTATCGCTAAAACTTCTAGTTTCATTATCAGCTTTGTCTAAACCTTTTATAAAATCTTTTGTGTCAGCAAGTAAAGCAAGTTTAAGTGTCCTAATATCAGCCATTAAATAGCCCTACTTTTCCAACTACTTGTAATCTTTTCATAACCTTGTAACCATTCTTGAGCTATAATTGGTTGAAATCTAGCCATAGCCTTAAACAACCACCAACCCTCTTTGCCACCTTTACCAGAGCGTCTAGGAAACTGTTTATATTGCTTAGAGCCAAACTCATTACCCATTATCACATAACCAGCAGCAAAAGCACTAGAGCCAACTCTTTGCCGACCACCAATACTAAAACTTGGGGCTTTATCTGATTTAGATATTTTTATAGATTGTGCTACAGCTATTGCTTGACGATTATTAAATGGCGCTGAAGACGCTGCTCCTTGAGCATATCTTGCACCTCGTTCTGCTAAATCGCTAGCCACTTGTTTCATTTCGTTTTTAGCGCCATCGTCCATTTTACTAAATGCACGTAACAAGGCTCGATAATCTTTATCAACAGGAACTAATCTAATTGCTTTAGCCATTAGCTTGCTCGTTTAATATGTTTATTGCTGTAGCCCAAATATCGGGTTCGGCATTGAGCCAATAGTCGGGTGTTATCCCAGTTGCTATTGCTAGTTCTACTGCTATTCGCCCGATGCTTCGGGCTTGGTAAAATTTGCTGTCTCAAAATCAGAAGCTGCAATAGAGACGACTTTGATTTTCCAAGTGTCAAAACTTTCAATCTTTTTAGTAACACGTTGTTGTATTTTGTGACCAAGAAATAAAAGAAGTGAGTTGCTTGGTGTGTTTTCTTCCATAAGAATTTTAACAATTGACTTACTGTTATAAAGTTCTTTTTCTGCCATAGCAAGTTCGATTGGTCTTGTCCATTCATCAAACTTTTCACCTGTTTCTAATTCCCAAGATAATTTTAATTTAAGCATTGTGTGCCCCTGTTCTGTTTGTTGTTGTTGTTACGCTGTTAGGTCTTCGGTTGGGATACCTACAACTTGTAATGATACTGAACAAGTTTGTACGTCTGCACCTGAACCTGTGATGCTTGGATATTGTGGCAATACCAAACCAGTTAAAGTTACACCAGTTCTTAATGTCATAATAAACGCAATTGTAGTATCTGGGGCTGACTCTGTGCCATCCCATAATACTTTGTACAAGCTGTTTGGTGTTGCTCCTACGTCGTTCAAAAACTCAATGTCAAGTGTAACGTTTGAGTCTATGTATTTGTATGCTTTGCCTGCAAGGGTGTCAAAAGTTAATCTTTCTGTTTCAAAGTTGATAGCAGAAGAAGTAATTTGCTCTGAGTAGCTATTTCCGTTAACACTCAAAGTTAATTGACGACCACTTAAAATAGTTGTTGCCATTGTTGCCTTTCCTAGCCTGTGTAGGCTGTTTGTAGTTGGATTTCAGCAGATAGCAAATCTGTGC